CCACCAGGATACGCTTCCATCATCCTTGCGGATCTTGTAGATATTGAGCCTGAATCCACTGCCATTCCTACTGAACATCGTTCGCCTCCTTAACTGAACTAGATTTTCTCACGCTACCACTGGTAGCAACGTACACCTGCAAAACACGTGCAACGGCGGATACCGGACATCCTCGTAATTCAGCCGCAGCACCGACCGTCCTACTCGAAACTCGTCCCCTAGCTTGAACAGTGCATCGCCCGTCGTCCACATCTTCCCGTGCAACGCCCCGCAGAACGCGCACACCCGATCGTCCAGCGCCGTCCACCACTGCACCTGCTGGACCCCCGCGCCCTCGTACGCTGCCAGGCCGCCCGCGTTTTCGCTTCGGATCGTCTCCGTCCGGGCGATCATCTCCGCCCGCAGGAACGACCATCCGTCGTACGAGCCCCTGCAGCCCGGTCCCCTCGCGTCCACTCCCGATAAGCTCGAGGATCCCCCATCCTTCCTCGGCTGCTTGCGCCACCAGCCGTGCCACGCCGTCCCGCGTTACGCCCTGGTGCCGCTCCACGAACTTGAACGAGTAATCCTCGACGAAATCGAGGACCTCCTGCTGCGTCAGCGCGAAATCGACCCCGAGCTGGACCGACCACTCGTCGGCCCACTCCTCGCTCAGTCCCTGGAAAAGCGGGATGAACCCGGCTCGCCAGTCACCCTCGCGGGACTCTAGCACCTCTTTGATTGTTAACTCGATCGCGACCCAGTCGATGATCGAGGCCTTGCCCGGCCTGAGCGCCTCGATCAGCCCTCGTTTCTCTTCCCCGAATAGCCCGGAGGCCGTCTCCGCGAACTGCCGTTCCCAGCTTCTGGCGACCGGGTCGATGACCCCTTTCCACAGTCGCAGCCCGGCTCCGTCCCAGTCCTCCCGGAGATGATCAACCCAGGGCCGCACGCTCATTGCCCGCCATCGCCCGCCGCACCAGATGGTACATCCGGCTCACTGCCGGATACGCCTCGAACTTCTCCCCCTCTGGAGAGCCGGAGGGAAGAGACCTTCCTTGCGGCTGCTCGTACACCCCCAGGCTGACCACGTACACATCCCCGCCCGGATCAGGGTCCAGCCCCAGCACTGCCCGATACTCGTTCCTCGTCATACCACCAACGAGGAACCCCTGCCGTGCCCGCTCGGACCGGGCGTTCGCATCCTCCTGCAGTGCCAGCACCTGGCTGAAATCCCAGCGGAACGGTTCCATCGTTGGTTTCCACCCGAAATCCTCCGCCAGGTGCATATTCATCCGGGCTCTGAAGCGTCGGTAGATTGGTGATAATGTGTCCTCCCAGGCGATGCGCCGCGCCGTCTTGATGTTCTCATACGTCGCGCGTTTGAGCCCGGCCAGCGCACCGATCAGGATTGCCGGCCACTTAAAGATCATGCAGATCCGCGTCTCGGTCAGATCCGTGAGGTCGGGCATCCCCATTTCCTGCTGGGTCAGGCCGAGCCGCTGATACTCCGTGTCGGCATCGAGGACAGCCACGTCGTACCACCCCCGCCGTCCCCCGTACCGCGCCCGCCACAGCGCCCGCACCCGGTCCGCCTCCCCCTCCTCGACCTGGCGTTTCATCTTGAGCAGGCCCTGGGGCACCGCCGCATTGTTGAAAAAGGCGTTGATAAAATCCGTCGCGTCGTTGTCCCGGTCCACCGCCCGGGCCGCCACCGCCATCGGTGCCAGCCCCATATAGGGGTTCAAGGGATGCGGATATTTGAAATGTACAATGTCCCGCGGATCAATCGAGATCTCCGACCCGTCGTCGAGCCGGTATCGCCACTCTCGAATGAACGTCTTCCGATCCGGTACCGGCCTCATCCGCCCGGGCGTGACCGGCCACAACTGCACCGGGATCCCCGCCCGGCTGCGTACCTTCTGGAAGAAAGCATTCCCGGCCAGGCACAGGTAGACCAGCGTCAGCTCCCACAGCTCGAACTCCGTCATCACCGGGTTAGGCGTCACGATCAACTGCCGAGCCGCGTGATTCTCCAGCTCCTGGTCACCGTCGTACACTCGCAACGTCGGCTCGCCCGCACTCTCGGCGATGTCGCTGATCACCGCGTACACCACCTCGTTGCTCATATACCCTTCCCGAGCCGCACTCGTAAAGTCGAAATTGCTGCTGAGAGACCGTCCCTCCTTCCAAGTCGAGACCGTCGAGTACGCGGTCACGTTGTCGCTCCCCGCCGCCTTCTCTCCGGCCAGGACCTGCAACGCCATCCCCAACCTGTACAAGAATGGAGCATTACTCATCGACAATTGCCTTCGGCCAACCCAATTCCTGCCGCATCACGACCCTGGACATCACAATGTTCTGCGCACGGTGAATCGCCTGCATGAACTCGAACTGATCTTGCGGGTGCACAACCGGCAGCTCCACAAACTGGTTCCAGGCCTCTGCCAGCGTTTCCAGAACGACACGCTCGTCTACTGTTAATCCCTCAGTGACCAAAGCCATCTCACATTTCCCAGGAAATGCTCGCTACTCAGAGACCACGTGAAACGGTCCAATCACACCGCCACTAAAATACGCCGCGATCTCTAGCGAGAGAGCAACCCGCCTCTCAGGCTGCAATCCGCTCAGCGCCTTCAATGCTCCCAGCGCATATGCCGCGCCACAACCGATGACAGCAAGTCCATCTGCGAAATGGTTCACCTGGAAATCGCTGGCGATCTCATAGATGACACCCTTGTAGCCGACCAGAAACTGGCCGCCCTCCTCCACGTTGTTCTCAACCTTTGCGAACCCGTGAATCCTTGAGGCACGACCGTACTGCCTCGACAAAGGTGCACACCATATAGGTTTCGTCAGGTTCACCTTTCTGTGGTTCGACCATCAGATGGTGTTGCAGAATTTGGCCCATTCTGAACGATGTGGTATATCCAATGACGAAAGGATGAGACGCCCGTGAAGGCAGCCGTCTAAACACCTTTCGTAACCCGGTTGCACGCACCTCCCAGCCATCCGCCGCAGCCGAATCAGCTCCAATATATGCCTTCCCTCCCTCCGCAAGCCCTACAACACAGGTCATTTGCGTACTCTCCTCCTCGTTGTCGTCTTCAAAGATAGCCACGCACTTGTCCAACTCCTCCTGAGTCAAACACCCAGCCATCATCCCCACCAACTGATCGAACTTGTCGATGATGACCATCAGGTTATGGCCAGGCAGCCCGGCCGGGTCGTTGCGTGCGTACACCTCCGAGTTAACGATCAACCTCAACTCGCGTTCGGTAAAGACCACTCCTGGCTGCCACACTTTCTTGACCTGATCGAACTTGTTGATGAAGATCATCAAATTGTGACTCAGTTCCTCGTCCTTCTGTAACTCCTTCTCTTCAGGTTCCATAACTCTCCTTATCCGCCCTACACTCCGAATCCGTGCCATCCCGAAAATCCGTGTCAAAATCCCTGCTATCGCACCCCCCACCCATGCGCCGGCGCGAACGTCAAACACAACGAATCCGCCTTATCCGGTGACCGCCGCAGCATCGTCCTCAGCGCCTCTTTGTCGCTCACCTTGATCTTCCCCGCCTTGATCCGATACCTCGGTGCACACAACTCATCCGCCAGGTCCGGATCCGGCGGCAACATCGCGCTGGGATCCGTCCGCAACCACTCCCGGACCGCCCACCATAACTGATCTCGAAGGAGCCCGAACTCCCCCTCCTCCACCGTCGCCGTCGGCGCTTCCGCCACTTTCACCGGCGTCACCCGGCCCTTGTACTTCGGGTCACCATTCCGGGCCCACCACCGCTGCATCTGCGGGGCCACACCTGACCCGACCCCCGTCGCGTCGACAAAGCTATCTCTCGCGTTCCGCTCCTGCGCCAGCCGGGCCGCCGTGTCCCCGGTCACCAGCACGTCGACCCCTGACCACAACTCGAACGGCGCCACCCAGCCCCCGTAGCGGAAACACGCCACATTGACGTCGACCCCGAACTCTGCCACGTCCTGGCCGTGGATTGGCCGGATCCCCTCCGGAGGCCTGTCCCCATGCTGATCCCGCCACAGCAGCCACCGCTGCTGAGCCGCCTCCACCCACGCCCGGCTGATCAACTGCCGCTCGGCCTGACCAGGGAACCGCGCCAGCACCATGTAGCTGAGCGCCGGATTGGTCACCTTCCGCCACTGCCCGCCGATCAGCGGCTCCGTCTTCGTCCCGTCGTCCAGCGTCGCCGTCTCCCCGTCCAGGAATACCGGCACCTGGAACCAATCGGGATCCCCGCGCAAGCTCTTAGGCCCCGGGACGGGGGCGTCGGGGGCGTCTTCGTCGATCTCCCCCTGCACCGCCGGCCGGCTCCACAACGCAATCCGCTTCACCGTCTGGGCCCGCGTCACCGCCCCGGCGATGACCTCCTCGCCGCTGGCCACGTTCGGGTGATCGAACGCGCTCAGCTCGATCACGTGCGCCCCGGCCTGGATCATCCGGTACGCTGGCCCCGTCGCCTCGCGTGGATTGAACAAGATCAGCAGCCGCGCGTGACCACCGCTCATACACGACTGGATGCCGCGATACACTTCCTCCGGGGACCGCGTCTCCCTCGTCGACGATGAACAAAAGATGGGGCGAGTGTTTCCCGCTGAACTTGGCTTCGCGCTGGGCCGGGCTTCCGCTCTGGGGGATGGCCACCCCCACCAGGAACCAGTTTGGCCCCAGGTGGACCCGCAGATAGCCCTGTCGCGCCTCCTCGAACAAATCCTGCCTGGCCAGCAGCCGGCTGTTGATCCTCCCCCCACAGCAGCCGCTCCAGGTTTTCCAGCGGAGGGGCCGCTGCCGTGAACACCTCGGCGCGTTCGAACACACGCACAAACCACAGCGCCGCATCCGCCGCGACGAACGTCTTCCCGACCGCGTTCGCCGACTGCACGACCGTCACCTGGTTATCGCGCACCGACTCCAGGATCTCCACCTGCCGAGGCGTCAACCGGCTGCCCAGCTCCTCCTGTGAGAAAGCCGCGGGATCGTCTATGTATCTGTCAAAGTGCGTCGGAGTCGGCCTGTCCTGCAGCCGCTCCAGAAGCGCCATCTTGGCCGTCGCCGGCCAATCGCGCCAGTTCTCGCTCGATCGCGGCGTCGATGTCATTCTCACTCACCAGGAGGGCCTGTTTCGCCGCCGTCTCCACCGCTGCCCGATCCAACACGCTGGTCGCCGCCAATCGTCTCTCCCCATCCCGGAACCCGGCGATCGCGCCCAGCGCTTCGACCAACACCTCTCTCACACCCGGGTCTTGCTCCCGCTGGAGAGCAGCCATCAACGCCGGCACCACCACCGGCAGCCCCGTTTCCCCCAGCCGCCTCGCCGCGTTCGCCCGCAGCTCCGGCTCGGAGGCCTGCAGCGCCACCTCCAGCGCCCGGATCGCCGGCACATTCCCGACAATCTCCTGGCGCAGCGCCCGGACCGCCTCCGGGGCCGTGCTGGCCAGGATAGCCAGCGCTTCGCCCGTCGAATGCTCCAGCAGCCATTGCCGGTAGTCCCGCCTGGCCAGCTCCAGCGAGCGCTGAAAATGCTCATTATCTTTCCAGCCTCTTCGCTTCCCCGACCCGTAATACGTGGTCGAGGTGCAGATCTGCCCCGGGCAATCCAGCAGCGACGACAACGACCGCCCCTCGAGCTCCGCCTCCACGATGCGCGTCACCCCGCGCGCCTGCTGACTCGTCAATCTGGCCAGCACTTTGGCCAATTCCTCGCTTGCCCAGCCAACCGATACCCTCACACTACCCTCAATCACTTACGCTGTTCTGAGGTGATCCTCGCTGTGGGATTTTTCTATTGTTACTACACGAAGTATACGTGGTCCCAAATGACACACAGCATACACGCCATCTGCATCGCATCCACCGCCCGGGTCCACAATCGCGCCTCTGCTTCGAGCCACCGCCCCATCTCCTCCGCCAGTGCGATGAGCCGTGGATTATCCAACTCACCCGCCAGCGCGCACAACTGGCTGATCAGAACCCGCAGCTCAGTGCGACAGACGTCCAAGCGCACATCCTCGGCCAGGATCCGCGCCTCGACCTCCCGGCCACGCTGTAACAATGAGACCCCCCCCACCCGGCTCGTCAGCTCCTCGACCTCTGGCCGAAGCTCCTCCATCGCCTTCTCTGCTCCCCGGCGATTGAGAAAACCCCAGGCCAACACGTAGCGGACGCGATTATCCGGCGACCGATCCTCCAGCAACCCGGCCCGGATCGCTGCCTGCTCCTCCGGCTGATCCGCCCAGACGTACCAGGTAGGAGATCGTCCTCGCTGGGCACCGGTCCGCCGTACTTTCATCGGTCACGCTCCGTCGAACAACGACGCACGCTCGACCAATGCCGGATCTACGCCGTGCTCCACGTAGAACTCGAGCGGATCACGCCACTGGTAGCGCGTATCCGTCGTGAACGTCGCCGGGGACGGGATACCATAGCTCCCGTTGATGACCGCAACCTGCTCGTGCAGGTGGGCTCCGGCATAGCGCCCATCCGCGTTCCCGATCGAGCCGATCAGCTCGCCCACCTGGACAACCTGCCCCTGCGAGACCTCGATCGTGTGCAGATGCCACCCAGCCCACAGCACCATCTCGCCCGCCGGCGTGACGCCCAACAACTGGATCACGCGCCCAACCGAACCGCCGATATTCGTCGCCGTGATGACGATCCCCGACCAAGGCGCAACCAACGGCTCGCCCAGGTCGGTATTGCCCATCGATTCAAGATTCCAGTCACGCGCCGGAGGATGGCCAGCGTACGATCCCCGCCAGCGGGCGTACTCGTACCACGCCAGGTCGGTATTCTGCATCGGCAGCCGAAATTCGGTCGCCAGCGGGATACCACCGACCGGCCCCTGCAGATCTGCGATTGATGCGACCGACAACACAGCCTGCCGGTCAGCACCGACGACGATCCGATCACCCTGTGCGACGACGATCTCACTCATCTTTCACCACCGGTAGATATATCCGAAATGGAATCACGAACTCGTGCTGCTGTGTGAATCCCCGGTCGTCGGTCTCGGCGACCTGGTCGTCGACGACTCCGATCCCGAATACATCGTCCTGCCCCAACACCGACCACCGTAACCTGATCCACTGCTCCAACGTGCCCGGCGCGACGTCATCCTTGCCCCAGCACCATTCGACCGTCTCGAACAAGCCGGTCCTGGAATCATCCGCCAGAGGCACATTCTGCAGTTCCACTGTCCGCTCCGCGATCACCTCGTCACCCAGCCGGAGTTCCAGATCCAGATATCCGCGCCAGATCTTCTTTCCGACAACATCATGGATCTTCACCCATCCCTGCTCTACGGCCGGGTGATCCCACAGCACACTCGCCTGGTCGCACAAATCATCCGCCTCGGTCACCTCTATAGTAGTCGATCGCGGTGGTACCGTCGGCCGTATAGGCAGCCCCGGCGTCGGCCGCACGGGCAGCCCGGGCGTCGGCGTTCCCACCGGCGACACAGGCGTCGGCAGCGGCGATACCGGATCCGTCGTCACCACGCACGCCGCCAGACCCAGCACGGCCAACATCATTGCCACGACTCCGGCGACGATCAGGCTTCGGGCTTCAACAGGGGATTGTCCCATTCCAATTCCTCCAACAACTGCTGGCGCTCCTGCGTCAGTTTCTCGACCTTCCGCCGCCACTCGGCATTCTCTTCCTTGACGACCTGCAAGTCCGCAGTCACCACATCCAGCTCCTTGCGCAACTGCTCGTTGTCCTGCTCCAACTCATCCTGTCGCTGGCACAATCGCTCGTTTTCATCCTGCAGCCGTTGGATGATCAAATCCTGCGCCTCGACGTCCGTCTTCCGCGCTGCAGATCGCGCCTGCCGCCAGGCGACCAGCGTACTGAGCACTCCCCCCAGTCCACCCAGCGCCCCGATGAGCGCCACAACTTGAGGATCCATCACTCGGCACTATGGAGGCCGATGGCGATCACCATCAGCACGATGCATCGCCACGACGAAAGATGGCCACGCACCGGCCTCCATTTCCCAGGAAATGGACTAACCCGACTTGACCACGATTCGCTTGATGCCATCCGGCAGCGGCAGTCCGAGCTTGACGAGATTGTCGGCCAGGCCCCCGGCCAGGCTGGTCTCGATCGCCGCCCAAACCACGGGCCCGAGCCACTCCAACCCCGCGGCCATACCGAACGCCTTGACGATGAAGTAAATCGCGACGTACGGCAAAAGTTTCTTGACGAGAAACCCGGCCACCTTCGCCAGCTCGAACGTCCCGCTGGTCACGGCCGCGGCGATGGCCACCACCACGTTGATCGTCGTGTGCGCCACGATCACCTTGACACCGTCGAACGACCAGATCAGCTCGACCAACTCCTTCACGTACTCCAGAATCTCCCGTGGATCCATCTTATACCCCCTTGCTGATTTGCAGATTTGCGATTTGCCAAACAAAAAGCGCGCCGTCCCTATCCCCCAACACGTGTTGGGAAACAGGAACGGCGCGCTTTTTATCGCTGACGCCAGGGCCCCGCAGGGCCTACCTATTCAGTTTCAACGCAAAAGACGAGGCTGCCCGACCGTGATCGGAGCCTCGTCCTCGAATATCGCGCAACGCGGGCGGATCTTGTCTCCAGCGCAATCAAACTCCAACTTCATCCGCTGGCGACCGTTCAGCCGCTCGGCCCGGGTTGCAATCCACCGCACGATTACCGCTGCCCGGCCCTGCAAGGGCGTCACACGTTGACCGTCGTGCAACATCAGTGGCGTGGTCATACCGCCACTATAGCACAAATGTACGACAAAGTCAACAAACTCAATAAATTTAAATAGAACGGCCCCCACCCAACCGTATGCTACACAAAAACATCCTCCGATTTTCGCCAGATCGAGGACACCGTTTGTGTAGCAATTCCTCCGCTTCGGGTGCTTTGCACAATGATTGCACAAAGCACGCAGGGAGCTTTTGCACAATCATTGCACAAAACACGAAAAGACCCGGCCAAAGGCCAGGTCTCCCTCCTCCGATAACCTCGCTTATCCGCGCTGAGCTCGCTGCCGTCGCCGCCTAAGCCACGCCAAGAACATGGCCTGCGGAAACTGCCACCGGTTCGCAACTTTTTCGGCTCCCTCAATTTCCCCGTTCCGGCAGGCCAATGTTACCGTCGGCCGAGGTATCCCCCACTCTTCCAGCGCTTCATGGACGCCCATCCACGGCGCGATCTGATAATCATAGTCGGAGATTTCGCCATCGTTCTGGCCAGTCTCCAGAAACCGGCTCAGCCGATCGACGACAACCCGAACGTCGGCCAGCTCACCGATCCGCAGCCCGTGCGAGCCATCGTCAGGAAGGAGCGCGTACAGCGCTCCCTCCCCCTCGTCAGATCCATCAATCGGATGAATGCTCCACTGTACTCTATCCATCATTCCACCTGGATCTTCACATCGCGCTCATCGTCGAACGGAGACTGCCAGTCGGTGACCCAGGCCCAATCATACTTCCCCCGTCCAATCTTGGTGAATGCCCACGTCGCGGTGATCCGCCGGCCGTCGTAAAACCATGCTGTATTGTAGAACGCCCCACCCTTCGCCTGCCAGGTCCGGTCGTGCTGGATTGCATCCGCGATCTGGCTCAACGTTCCGGTATGATCCGGCGCTGCCGGTGTCTTGATGCTGTAGGCATCCTCGCCAGTTGGGGTGAATGAGTACCCCCATCCAAATTTCCTACTCCTGCGATAGTTTTTGACTATGATCTCGAACATTTTACTATCTCCCTTCATTAGTGATTTTCGCTAATAATTATATAGCGGTTTTCGCTAACTGTCAAGCACTTGAGTGTTTTCGTTCCACACTGGAACACTTTTCACCCCAAAACCCTGCCCTCGATCCGCCACGACAATCCACGACATCCCCACACAAAAAGTCCCCGGCCACGTGGCCGGGGACCATTTCCCAGGAAATGCCGTCCGATAAGCCCTCTTGTCAGCCCTACCTACGGATTACACGTCCCGCACGGCTCGTACCCGTACCCCACCGCCGCCTCCCGGCTCCCAAAACACAACCGCACCTCCGCCCCAATCCGGGACGCATACCTACAGCCCAGACTGTGGAACTTGTCGCTCGTAACACTGCCCACGTAAGCCGCCCCCTCAGTACTCCCCGGGCACAGCCACACCCCCGGCGGATACCCCGGTGACGAAGGGGCCGTCGCCGCAGGCACCGGCGTGGCCACCACCGCCTCCCCCGACGTGATCACCACCATCACCTGGTAGAAACCCGTTCCATCGTGGCACAAGCTCCACGTCGCGCGATAGCTCCCCGGCAACTCTGGAGCCACCATCTCCACCGAGACG